GGTTTTCTAAACAGTGTTAGGTCTTGGTCATAAAATGCATAGGTATCAAAATCTGTAACGTCACCTGTAAAGTTATCGTCGCCTTCAAAACGTGTGGTATAATCACGTATCTTTGTTTTGTATGGTTTTACTTCGTTAATAAATGTTTCCACAAACTCACTGTTGTCGTTACGGAAAGTTGGATACTGTTCCAGATCACGCAACTTGTGCAACACACGAATAAACGATGTTTTGAACACCCAGTCTGGATGCACAGTGCCATACTCATCAAGGCTGTATTCGACCATTCTAAAAAACAGTTCATTCATTAGCAGTGCATTGTCACTAATGAAAATATCATTTTTCACTGCACTGAATAGATTTCGTAGTTCATTGCTTGGAAAGTCAGTGCTGGAACTGTTGTAGTCTGTATACAGTGTGGTGTTAAATTGTACTGTACCATTGCCAATTATTACTTCTTTCCATGTGCCATCACTTTGCAATTGATAACTGCTTTCATTACCATCATCATTGCTTAACACTTTTGCCAACTCACCAACAGTTGCATTTGTGAGTGTTTCAAGATCAGTTTCTGTATCAACTTGATACAATGCAACTGTGAACTCATCAAATCCCGGAGCATACCAGTCTGCATATGTCCATTGTTCTGTTGTAACATATGTTTGTGTTTTGGTACGAGTCCAAGTATCGTCACTTTGCAGTTGGTAGATACTCCATCTACCATTCTGTGTACTATCACTTACAACCAATACGTTGTATCCTGTAGCAAAAAGTGCAGGATTCAAATAGTCTCTTTCGTCAATGGTGTTGACCTTCTTATCCCATAATCCACTAACACTAGTTGGTTGTGGGTCATCTGCAAACAAGAAGTTGTTGATATTAGCTTGTCTTATAACAGGGAAGTTTCTGAACTGTTGATTACAATAGTCAACAAAAACTTGTATTGCTTTGAATCTATTTTGATAAATGGTTTGTCTTGGACGTATACCTATTCCAAATTTTTCAGCAGCACTTAATCCTGCTGTTGGTACTACATTTCCAACTTTGTCTATGCCTGCACAACTGTCAACAATTTTTTCATAAATTCTGCTAGGAATAATTTGATTGGCATCACCTCTGCTGACAAGTTCAAATTCACTGTGCAGTATTCCTTCGTTGGCAATTCTATCATAATTGATGCTTAAAGCAGTTTTATCCGCATCTAGGTCATTGGTAAGATTAACAAGATTAAATGCATCTGGTGCAATATATTGTACATGCTTTATGTTTCTTGCAGTTGGATTTTCAATTGCTCTTCCCACTGCGGCAGTGCTGGTATTTCTAAATTCAAGTTCGGGCACACTCTCCTTGCCCAATACCCAGAAATAATACAGTGTTTGTGTTGTGTTTGTACTAGGATTCACTTGCTGTGCAGTTGAGTACTCTGTCACACTTTTTGGTGTGCCTTCTCCTGTATACTGTGCAGGTGGTGTTGTGCTTTCTACCCATTCATAAACATCAATGGTAGCACCCGGGAACAATCTGCCCCAATACTGTGTACGATAGTCTAGCTCGCCTTGTTCATATTCAATAAACAGTGCATTGTTTAGATCCCACCAAACTCTGCCCACGTGTTCGTCATTCCATGGACTGTTTGGTGATAGTTGTGCTTTCGAATCTGTAGCCACACTGTACTTGGCAGGATCAAAATCTGTAAAGTAATCGATCTCTTGCTGTGCAACACCAGCAACTTTTAGTTTATATGGATCAATGTAATCACAGAAAGTTATAATTTCTTGTTCTTGTGTATTGTAGGTGACTGTGCGATTAAACAGACTGATGTCAACTTTGTCTACTTGTGTACGTTTCTTAACCCAGCCAATGCCTGTGTCAGTGTTAAACTCATATGCACTGCCTGCATCTACTGTGAATTCATCATCCGATCTACTGCCAACAAGTATGCGTTTGTTATTGATTGCAATACTACTACCAAATTCATCTAGTTCGTCAATTTCGTCTGCAGTAAGCTGTTGCTGGAATAAATGCTGTGGATAGTTCGAAATACTTTCAAGTGGAGCACTTGTAAATTCATACACATATGCTGCACCACTCTGTGTTTCTCTATCTATGAACAGTGTACCGTCATTGTCAAATGTTGTAGCATAGGTGTTATAATCCGGATCTGTGGTGTCTGTAATTTTATCAAATCCTACAGGTAGCAGTGTGCTACTGCGATCGCTACTTACAACAAGATTTTGTGTGCTTACACCATTGGCATTGATGTGCTTGTCAAATGCAACTTGCTTGCCAAAGTTTTCATTTTCAAACAAACTAGGATGATTGATTTTTTGTGTGAGCACAAAAGGTGTCACTGCAACTTTATCGTACATTGCACCAGTGCCTGGACGTATTCTTAGTCGTGTATTGGGTGTGGTTGTTGTGGTTGAAATTGTGGCTTGATGTGTAGCAAGACTTCTATTTGTTGCTGTCACACCTGTGATTTTTGCAGTTGTAATGTCTGCAATAAACTGCTGAATATCTGTGTCATCTGCACTGGCTGTAATTTCAAAGTCATTTATAAAGATACTTTCATTCTCAAAGTAGTCCAAACTGTGTAGTGTGGTTTCTGTGTTGACTGTGCCAAAACGCAATCCTGTGTCTGTAAACACAAACACACTGCCTGTGTTTGGATTGGTTTCATCTTCGCCTGGCGAGCCAACTGCAATTGCACTGCCATAGGTGTTGACAGCAACACTGTAACCAAAGTTTTCTTCTGCAGTGGGTGACTCACTGACAATGTTTTGGTCTATGCGTTGTGTTTGTTTGTAGTTGCCTGTCCACACACGGATAATGCTATTGGCATCTGGTGCATAACTGAATGAGATGCTGTTACCGCTTCTGCTGAAATGATTGATTTCACTGGCTGCAGTTTCACTAGCCAATTTGCCTGCAGTTACATTAACAAACGCTGTGCCATCTACAGTGACAACAACACCATCATCAATAATGTTTGTGGTGTTGTATGTTGTGCTTGTGCCATCTGCGGTGAATGCCTCAACAGTGTTGTTGTAAACATAAACTTCACCAGCATCTGTGTACACAGTGCTTGTACTGTCTGCAATGTCAGCATATGGTGCACCGACAACAATAGTGCGTCCTTCTGCATCAATGTCCACACTGTGTCCAAATTGATCGCCAGTGTTGCTATTGGTTGCAGTAATACTTTCTATTGGCGACCAATAACTTTTTTGTGTTACTGTTGCTACACGCGGACTATTAAAGTTGCTCGTAAACACAATATTACTGCCACTCACAGTAAAGTCTATGCGTGGAATGTAATAAGTGCCTTGATCATCAACTACCAGTATACTGTCTTGTGTTTGAGGGCTAAAGCCCAATGCATATGTGGTTGAGCCGTCGCCGGTAACTGTAACAGTTTTTTCTTGGGCTGGATCAACACTGTTGTATCCATAAACATGCACCATACCAGTGTTGCTGTTGCGACTTGGTGATCCAATGGCCATGTACTGTTCGTTGTTACTGATTGCAATGCTATGACCAAATCTGCCTGCACTGTTTCTGCCAAGTATCTGCGATAGTGTTAGATCGTTATTGTTGTCTCTGGTGTAAAGGAATACTGCACCACTGCTACTGTTTGTTGCAGGTGCACCAACTGCATGCCAAACATCTGCACTAGCTACACTGTAACCAAATTCATCTACAACTGTGTTTGTTACAACTTTTTTGACACTTGCTTGTGTTAGTCTATTTGTAGTGCTGTTAACCTTGTAGTGTAACACTCTACCTTCGCTACTGTCTGGGGCACCCACAAGTGCAATTGCACTGTCTTTGGCAATGCTAACACTAGCACCCATATGACCTGCACCAGCGATGTCTGTGCTGGTTATAACATCGTTTTGATTCCAAGGCAATTTCTTTTCATAAGCTGCCCAGCGGCCATTTTCATCACTGTCGACCCAAATCATTTCATTTGCAAAGAAACCATAAAGTGGTGTGTAACTGCTCAAGTCTTTGAGGTTTGTAAATCTGTTGCTAACAAATTTATAAACAGGAACACTTTCAATTTCTTCTATTGCTTCAGGCAATTCAATACTACTAGTAACTTGGAAACGATTATTGCTTATAATAGATTGTACTTGGTAAATGCCTCCGTACACATCATTGGTCTTGATCAATATCCAATCATTTACAGCCAAATTATGATTGCTGTCAAGTGTAATATTCATTAGTCCTGTATTTGTGGTGCTTATAGTTGTTACTAAGTTTTCTGTTTCATCAATGCGATATATATTCCATTGACCTGCTATTGCAGCATCACGAGCAATCCAAATTTTATCGCCTCTGCCAAGATCTTGTAGTTGTGGTTCTAAGTCAGTAAAGTTTTCTACAACTGTGTAATCAACATCATCCAGTCTAGCATATCCTACATGATTTAAATCATTTTGTTTGGTATTTGCAGTTCTTGTTTTCCAAAGATTTTTTGTAAAGCCGCCGGGTGTTTTGTATAAGTCTGCACTGGTGATGCCTAGATTTTCAGTATTCTCAACAGTTTCTCCACTGTCTAAAAACTCCACTGTGATTGGGTTGTTACGACTGTTAACTTCATCAATAAGTATTTCAACAACTTGATTGCTGTCATTACTGCCATATTCACCAGTTCGGAATCCCCACTCTTCGTAAAAAGCAATTTCTTGATTAAGGTTTGTTAAGTCAGCATTGATTAGCTTATTAATAACTTCACTAGTGCCTTTGCCTTTGAGCAATCCCTGATAGAACTTGACCTGACTTACATCATCTAATCCTAAATTTTCCAACCATTCTCTGTTGCGGAAACCAATTATGCCTTTTCCTGCTAGGTCAACACTGCTTTCCACGTTGAGTGTGTCAATGTCAAAAAAGTTTTCAAACTGTCCACTACGGTTTGCAATATTTTTTAACAGTCCTGATTTATAGTTTGGCAATAGATCCCAATATTCATAATCAAACACTTGTGTGCCACTGTGATCTTGGTTAGCAGCATATTCTTTGTTGCGGAAACTAACATAATTTCCTTTTTTATAACTTTTGTTTTCTTGCCAAATTTCAAAACTGTCTGCACTAACAATGTATCCAGGTGCATGCAGTGTGCCATTCCAATTGCCTGTTTTTTGACCAATTAATTTTACTCTGTCTTGTCTATTGCCAAGATTTGGTTGATAAACAAGATCATTAAAGATTGTTTCGTTATCCAACACTATGATATGTTCGTACTGTATTGGATTGATTACAGCACTGGCCAACACTGTGTTTTCGGTGTTTACATAAATGATTGTTTCGTTGTCAATACGACTAACTTTGTAATCTGTTTGGGCAATTGGCTTGCCATTGACATCACGCAAACTGATGTTTTGACTGATATCATCAATGGTGGTTAAACTTCTATTGATTCTGATTTTGTCATACAGTGGACTTACTGTAAACACACTGCCTGTTTCCCAGCCTTGTTGTGCCCAAAACACAAACTGTTTAGCAGTTTCAATAAAATCGCCATCAGTGTTATCAAAAATAATGCCTTTGTTTACATAGTATCTTTGCAAACTGTTTAAGAAATCTACAACCTGTTGTTTAGTTGACAATACAGTTCCATATGCTACATTTACAATGTAAGGATTGTAATCGTTATACACACTGAAGCCTGTGTCGGGTCCTACACTAAATGTGCTGGTGTCGCTGGTTTTCTTGCTTGGTACAACTTTAAAAAACGGATTTGTGTTGTCATAACCTGTGATTTTATATCCATTAGCAACACGAATAATTCGCACACCACTGTATACCACACGTTCCAGCGGAACACTCTTGTTCAAGAATATACCATAGTTTTCGTCTGGAACAAATATGGTGTTGTTGCTGGTGTTTGGTGTTGCTGTTTCTGCTACAACTTTTAATAAATTTTTGTCTGTGTAACCACCAACTGCATAACAAAGATTTAACTCTAAATTGCGCACTTTTGTTTCAACATCTTTGACATTGTAATTGTTATACATAAGATGATTAAAAATAAACTGATTATAACCTTCTCTGCGACTTACTATTCCATTATCATCTGCTACACCATGTAAACAGTAGTCTGCTAAATTGGGTCTATAGGTTCTGTTTTTCTGTAGTATTTGATCTAATGCACTGTCATATGCATACAAGTTTGTATCCCACAATAGACTGCAATATTTTGCAGGTTTGCGCAATATTCCTAGCAACTGTGCTGCAAATGGCCATTCACTGCTGGTTCTCCATGCAGTTTCTTGTGGTGAATAATCACCAAATCGCCATCCGCCGTTTGCAGTGACTACACTTAAATCTTTACATGCAAAATCAGCAGGTGGATGAAGATTACCTTGTTGATCTGTTGGAATAAAATCTAACAGTTGTGGACGTTTGTATCTTGTGAGCGTGGTGTACTCACTGCTGATTGCATCATTGTATAACTTACCATCACGTAGATCTTCCCAAAGGACTATGTTACCTGCAGTATATGGAGGTTGTCCATAACGCTGATCCCACCAACTTGGTTTCCTGTACTGTCCTAGCATTTCCCATGGTGTTAGATGTGGAGTTTCTGTATCATACAACCAGTTGTAGATACCTCTCCAACCACCAGGCCATATATCTCCGGTGTTCTTGTTCTGACTCTTGCTGTAGTTCCAAGTAAATGCATTTGATACATTAAATGTGTCGTTGGTTGTAGCGTCTACACGATTCTTCTCAGCCCAAGTACCATAACTGCTTCTTAGTATATCAATTTCAATTCTTCTGTCTGCTTGTGTGCTACGATCATAGCCAGTTAGCACTTCTTGCCAATCAAACAAATCATTGGTGTATATACTTTTGATGTTGTTGTATACTCTTGCTTCATATTCAAAAATCACACTGTCACGCACATCACCAAACCCAACATAGCGGGAACCATCATGTCCTCTAACAATTGTGCGCACACCTGGGTAATAAGGAATAGTTGCATCATCTTGTGCGCCATGAGCTTGTTGTGACTGTGGCATGTAAAACAGTTGCGGAGTTCCTATAAACTTGTGTATGTGTGCTTGACCGCTACCCCCAATTGAAGTGTCGTATGCTTGTGCTGCTTCGTAGGTTGTGAACAGTGGATACACAAAACCCAGTTTGCCTTGTCCCAACTGTGTGTATGCTGGATCAAGTGTGCCATACACTTTGTATGGACCTGTACTGGTATTTTCATAGCCAAAGTTTTGTTCAAGATACACACTTGGCTCAATTGCAGGCCACAAACCAAGTTTACTTGGTGTAGGCGGTACAAAACTACCATCAGTGTCTGTGTATTCCACAATAGTAAGTGTATCTCCCACAGCAAGACTGTAAGTACTGTCAATGTTTATTCCTGCAAGTTCTGTGTCAAAGGTATAATCACGACCATGAATTAACTGTTGTTTTTGGTTGTTGCTGTTTGTAAGATATACTAGCACACCTCTTTGACTAACATCTGTAAGATTGAATTGTGTTCCAAACTCGTAAAATTTTTGGCTAGTACTGTCAATTGTATAATTGTATATGGTTTTTTGACTGCCCCATGGGAGCATATCACTGTAGTAGAAAGGAAATGCATTTGTTTTACTACCTATAAGTGTTTCTAGTATTGTGTCAACACTACCTGCAGCATCTCTTAAATCTAAATCTAGTTTATCAAGATTGTCTATAAATTTATTCTTAAATCTAGTATACTCAACACTGCTAAATTTGATACTTTCTATTAGATTGGCTTTTTCGTTAGTCAACAAATAAAATGGAATAATTGCACCTGCACTGTGTTGCAATATTTTACCTGCATACTGACCAACATCTATGTCTCTCATGTTGTTGGCACCAAGTATGCTACCTGACAATGTGCTGATGTTTTCACCAATTTCGATGAGATGGTTTCTTGCCTGTCCTAGCGTAAGATCACTAAAGTCTGTGTTGTCAGCATTGTTTTCTAAGTTTACCGGAACTTCAAAATATCCCAGTGGACTAATTTGACTGCTAAAGACTTTTATTATAACAACATCATCTTGAGCAACAGGATTGTCAAATACCACATAATATTTTTCATTTTGATTTAAAATAGTATACTTGCTTGGCTCTTGAAATTTACTGTTGACATAAACTTTAAGATTGGTACTGGTATTATTTTGATCGGGTTGGCAACCAATTTCAAAACTGTACAGTTCATCAACTACTTCGTAACGAACAATCTGAAACTGTTTACTTTCAGTGTTTATTTTACGCCAGCCATTTTCAATTCTACGAGAACCTGTGTTATAATCAAATGTGTGAGCATGTCCGCTTTTTACAATTACACTTGTGGTTTTAGCTGTGCTGGGGTTTGTGTATGTAAATGTGTCTGTAATAAAATTATTATCAAAAACAATATCACCAATATTATTAAAGTTTTTATAACTCAATCCAAAGTCAAGTACACTGTCACCGGCAGCGTTATTGTTACGTCTGTAACTGAACAGTTTTGTGCCTGTAAAAGTGCTATCCGGATAGACTGTTGTATTACTTAAACTGTTGTGCGAGCCGTCAAAAACGTCAAACAGTGGATCTTGATACAGTGCTGTTTTTTGCTGACTTTCATTCCATATACTATTTTTAAAGTAAAACATTTTGCCTTGGTTTGCTGTGCCAAACTTTGCAACCAAACAATCATCTTCTACAATTGTATCAACAGGCACAAGATTTATAATTTTTTCTGTGCCAGCATCACCATCTTGATCAATAAAATCAACTCTATAAATTGTTTTTCTTACATTTTCATCTAGATCTGCACTAAACACAATACGCATCTGTGGATCTAAATTGATACCATCTGCAAAATAACCAAGTGTGCCGTTGACATTGCTTAGTGCATCTATTTGTGTGACATCAAATAAGCTAATAGGCTGTTTTGCATTTATACCATGATTGAATAGTTGTAAACCTGCACGATATTCTATGATAGGACGCTTTGCTCTTGCAGTGTAATCCACACTCACAGTAAAATCATTATAAGCTGCGGCTGCTTCAATTACATTTTTATGGAACCATCTGTTGTAACGACTCCAAGCATTATTATCACGACATGCACGATTCATTATAATGTAGTCAGGATCTGTTGGTGCAAACTCTGTGCCGTCAAAGTTACCTGCATCAAACCCAAGACTGTCAAAAGGTTCGCTAAGACTGTTTGTAAATGTTTCTGGTGTACTTAAATCGATTTCGGGTACCAAACAAATACCACTGCGTTGTCCTACACCTTCTATATAATAGGTGTTATTTTGATAACTTTCGGGCAATACTGTGCTGTCAAACTCAATTTTAAGTCCATTTGTAAACACAACACCATTTGGAGCCGTATAATCAATTTGTCCAATGATGTCATCTGTAACATTAATTGTTTGTGCGTTGCCAATATCTACAAGTACAATGCGACCAAACATATTTTCATCTACACCATCTCTGTAGTATAAAACATCATTGTCAGCAGTAATAGGTGGAATAAGTTCTAGTTTTTCTTCAGCGTTCTTGTATAATTCTCTACTGCCATATTTGGTACCTTGTTGAATTTTTACTTTTGTATATTGAGAGATGTCACCAATTCTATTAAGTGTAACAGTGTCAGTGCCGCCGATGCTAATAATGTTAATTTGAAAAATACCATAACGCTCATCTTTTGTAAGAGCAATAGTGGGATCAAAAGTTTCGCTGTCGCTGTCAAAGCCGCCGCCAGCATCAAAAAGTCCGCCTTGCTCCCACTCTGTTTCGTCATCAGTAGTGTTTGCAAATACAACTGTTTTACCATCAAACGCAGTAAGATTATCAATACCACCTGCATCCAATATGTTTTGTAGTGTTTGATTGTGCAATGTACGCCATGTAAAGTCAGTTGCCAAATCTACAGTTGCAGTAACTGGCAAGTTCACATAAAAGTTTTGATCGTCTTTTGTTGGAGGTCTAAATGTTATTACACCATCATCTTCGCCATTATTAACTACACCAAAAAGTTCGCGTGTACTAATATTGTTCTGACTTGCACTAATGCCACTGATACCAATTTCTGTTTGAATCCAAAAAGGAAATCCAGGTTGGTCTACTGTAAATGTATATTCACCGCCACGTGCCAAATAAATGGTTTGGTTTTTATCTGCATCCCTGTCAAATGTGTAAGTATCATTCCGAACAACTGTAAAATCTTTTTCAGGATCAACAGCACTGCCACCGACATTTACAACATCAGGTCCTTTTGGCAGCCAAAAGTATTCACCATAGTTGATGAATTTGTCAATGTCAATCCAGCCTTCATAATTGTAATACTGTTGAGTGGTTAAACTGTGTAAATCTGTTGTACTACCAGCATTAAACCTAATAGTATTCAAAACATCCACAATGCCATTTACAGAGTCAATTTCTCCAGCACTATTGCGGTAAACAACAGCTGGCTCTAGTTGATAATTTTGTCTTTGAGCATTAGACTCTGTAATATAACTGTCGCCCTTGCTAAAACTCTTACTGGTTTTGCGACCAACATATTGATTGATACGAACATTGTTAGGTTCGCTATTAAGTTGATCCAATGTAGCATTTAAAAACTTTTGATTGCGGTCAGTTTGAAATACACCTGGAAGCAGTTGTGAATGTTTACGCAATGCCATTAATAACTATAGCCTCCGCCGCTTGAACTCGAACTTGTTGTTGAGCTGGTTATGTTGTTTGTACTTGTTGTAACTGCAGTTGTTGAACTACCACTTGTAGCCTTTACAATACTTTCACTTGCAATAGTTGATACAGCATTGCTAACAACATTGCCACTGGCTGCGAGCTGTGTTGCAGTGATTGTATCTATAATTTCAACATCATTAACTGTTGCACTGCTGATAAAAATTTCATCTCTGTTGCTAGTAATTTGGAATAAACTGCCAAATACACTGGTGCTCTTTTTTGGAACAATAATAATGCTCAACACATTAGGAGCAAGTGTTTGATGCAGATATGCACTCAATTCACTGAAGTAAAATGTATCACCAAAGTCCCAATTTTCTAGTGCAAAATAATTGTTTATTGCTTGCACTACGCTGGCTTTAACTTCATTGTCACTCACAAATGTTTGTTTATTTTTAACTACTTTAAATGTTGCTTGCAATTCTTCGTCTGCCTTGTTGCCAAACAGTGGTCTGTAACTCACATTGTGGAAAATCAAACTGTCACTTACACTTTTTGCATTGTCCAAACTGCCATAGTTGTCACGCAATTGGCTGGTGGTCAACTGTGCTGGCTTGCTCACACGTCCTGTGATGTCACTTACCCAGTTGCGATAATCTTGATCATAAGTGCGTGTTAGTAAATACAAGTCTATTAGATTGGTAGGACTTGGATCTATGCGTCTAGTGTTTGGCGAGTTGTGTGTGTATTGGAATATCAATCTATCTCTGCCAACTTTTGTGCTGTAGTCTGTGGTCTGTGTCACAGTCCTCACTCCATCATTATCCACGCTTGTGATATAAAATTTACTTTCTGCACTGGCATAAAAAATCTGTCCGCTGTCATAACTTTGTAACACATTGTTAATGTCATTTAGTGTGGTAAATTGTGCTTCAATGTTGCCGGCTGCAATTGGTTCTTCTCTACTGTAACCTTCAACATCCAAATAATTTTTGTAGTATACAATTTTTGTATCACTGTTGACATCTGGTGCCACAATCTTATCAAAAAATTCAGGATCATCTGCAACACTGTCGTTGTCTGCATCAGCAAATGTTACTTTGATTTTTTCACTGATCACAAAGCCATCTGTTTCAACAAATCTATCTGCAATGTTTAATCTATAACCTTGTCCTAGTGCAGCATCAGCATCAGGCTGACTGTTGACTGTTAACACATTGATTGTGTCTTTGATCGTGCGTCCACTTGCAGGATCAAATATACTTTGGTCTGGATCAAAATAGAAACGTGTTTCTAATGCACTTTCAAATACATATTCTGTGCTACGGTAATTTACTGTATAAGTGATACCATCATTGGTAAACTTGTAAATCCAACTTGCATCAAGATTAGATTCAGTGGTATCACCGGCGTTGCCTAAATCAAATATATTACTTGAACTTAAATCTAATGCAGTGATTTCTGTCCAGGCTTGTGTATCAACGTCATATCGTAAACCAAATGTCTTATATTGGTTAACATTATTAATAATCAATGTGCGTACACTTTGTGGTAGTGTGGTGTTCCATGGTGCAACAATACTGCTCAATATTGCAGTGCTTGGAATTATTTCGCTTATGGTCACAGGACCTGTTCCGTCAGTGAGATTGCCTAGTCCTTGGTTGGTACCATCCCCATTCACAGTTGTGATACTGGCCCAAATATATTCTTTTGTACCACGAAGTGTGGTAGGTGTTGCTACAAGATTATTGTTCACATCAAATACAAAACCACTAGGCGGTGTAAACTTGAGTAAACTACCTGTGGTTGCATACTTCATGTTTGAAGTTGTATATGTTCCAATTGGTTGTGGATTATTTCCATCATTTTTAAAATAACCTGTTACACTTGCAGTGCTTTTTGTGCTTTGACTCCAAGTAACACCTGCTGGTGCATTTAAAAATGGATAGTTTTTATAATAATAATGCTGACTTTCTGTGTTCTGTACAATAGGTTCCAGTGTGCCGCTAATCATGTTTGCAATATCACTGTCTGTTGTAAAGTCAAAAGTAAAGTTTTTAATACTTTCATTGCGATACAGTATGCCATCTTCTGCTACAATATTAGTGCTACTGTACTTGCCTGTGGTGTCGCGCACATCTAGGTAGCGACTGATACCACTGGCAGTTCTGTTTACTGCTTTTGCTTTTACAACATCATTGAAGTTTGTAAATGGGTAGATCTGATAATCTTCACCAGTTACCATTCTGTTTTGTGTGTAATACTGTTGTTGCGCTTTGGTCTTGATGTTGGCCAGTGTTTCTTTTGCAGTACCATTGCTGATTGTGTTTTGTAGACTTAATGTTACAGTAAGAGTTTCCAATTGGTTACTGTGCGAAATATATGGAAGATTAATCACAACATTTTGCATGTCTTGTGGTTCAATTTTATAAGTTAAACCATTGCCCACTCTATAGTAGGTGCGGAAATCACCAACAGGAATTTCTGTAAACACACCATCACCGAACAGCAATTGTATTTGGTCATTGGTGCGGCTGTTGATACTGAATATAGTTTTTGTGTTGTTACTCAGACTATTGTAGATCACATTAGTGCCGCTCACACTTGGCAATTTTGACCATTGTGTTGTTTCGTTGCCGTTGCTGTCTACTTTGTACAAGTACACATCATTGTTGTCAATGTTGTTTACTTCTAAATCTATAATTCTATTAGGCAAACTGTCATCAATTGTAAAATCACTTACCTGTAATTGTCCTTGCTTGATGTAGAAGAAAAATCCACTGTTTACACTGTTAAAACCTCTGCCGTCATTGCGGTACAGTACATTGGTACTGTTGCTTGGTTTTGGTGCAACTTCATGTAGATAATTTGTTCCACTGTATGTGCCTTTTACAAGTTCAAAATTTTGATTGGTACCGTTAATTGTTTGAGTAAATTCAAAAACAGGCACAGTGTTTGGAATGATTGCAATGTCATATTCATCAATGGTCACACCTGCTACACTGGTTGTGGCAGCAGGTTTACTAAAACGCTGTGTGCTAAACATTGTGGCATTCATGATTGTGGTAAACTGTTCTAAGAAATCAGGATTGTTTGTATCACCCCAAAACACAGTAGTACCTTGTAGATCAGTACCGTTGCTGTCAAAAATACGTTCAGTGGTTTCAACACCTACAACTTTAATCAATCCACGTGCAACTTGTGTGCGTTTTGGGTTGTAGTTGATCAGTTTTGCAAGACGCAACACACTGTCTCGGCGTGTAGCAGTTTCTAAAAAATTTTCTCTTGCATTTAAATCTGCACGGAAACTCAGTGCCTGTGCTTGATAAGCAATCATGTCTATCATTGCAACATATTCACTGCTTTCAATAAAGTCGTTAAAATCTTCCGGGTAATAGGTGCGCAGATAGTCAATCAAACTTTTGCGAATAGTTTGATAATCGTAACTCTGAAAGTCAATTTCTTTGAAACTTTCGTAGAGTTTGGTCCAATCTTCTGCTGCAAATAAATTTGACTGTCTAGTGATATGTGCCATGTTTACTTCCTGTTTGTATTATTTATTTGATGTATAAACTACGCATATTATACGAACACTGCTCTTTGTGTATCTCTATCAAATTTTATAAAAAGTTGTTCACTTAGATCAGTGTTTATATAGCGTAGTGACATAGCAACCTGAATTCCATTTTCGAATTCTTGCAATTCCATATCGGTCATTTGCACTCGTGGATCACTTTGTACAACACGTTTTACTTCGTCAATTATTAGTTCTTGTGTTTCTTCGGTGAGTGGTTCAAACACAATGCTTTTAATAATAGAACCAAAGTTTGGACGCATCACTGCCTCGCCTTGGTTGACATTGAAGTGATTGAGTATATCTCTACGCACCAATTGACTTTCAGTCAACCGGGTGCTACCAAAAATATTATCTACTGTGTTGTATCCTCTGTAATAAGCCATAACGTATTTACCTAGCCCAATTCATCCCTGAAAAGGCTGCGTTGTTGTTCGTTTTGTAGCAGCACACTGTTGGCTGCACTTATAGTTTCTGCTAACAGTTGGTTTGCCTTTGCTTGTACATCTTGTGTGCTCAATACCGTTGTTGTACCATCAACAGGAAACGGCTGTAGGTTTTTGGCAAATCTTATGTTTGCTGCATTTTTCACACCCACAACATTTGCCGTATTAGTGAGTCCTGCCATAACATCTGTTGGATCATTAGGAAAAATTGTGCCTGCATTTGCCAAACCTTGCATGTTCTTTTGTGTCACTTCTGAAAACAAACTGTCTTGCAGTGTGCTATTGTTAGCAAAACTAGCAAAACTGTCCATGCCTTGTTTGCCAGTCCATACCCTACTGTCCATCATTTGTGCATTTAACACTGCACTGGGTTTGATAAATCCAGCATCTTTGAGATTGCTCACTGTAAATCCATACTTGCCAACAGCACCTGTTGCACTGTCAACAAAACTGCTAACTCCGCCACTTCCTACAAAATTAGTAGTAGCCGCGGCCATGCCTCTGAGTGTTCCTGCATCGATGCCACCAACACCTACCGGGAACTCGTTACTTTTTAATATGTTAACTGGATCAAATCCACCTGGTAAATTGGCAAGTCCATTGTTGGCAAAGTTTTGAATATTTGCTAATCCTGGTAGTTGTCCAAAACTGGTACTGCCTGGTAGTGCACCTGTAATTTTGCTCAAACTGCCGGTACTTATTTTATTCAACACATTGTTTTGCAACAAACTGTCAGGCGAGAAACCACCCACACTGCTTACACTGCTAATAACATTAGGCATAGGAAATTCAATGGGTAGATTGCTACCAAAATCCTGTACCAAGCTGCCAGCACTGGTTATACTGCTCAAGCCAGGCACACTGTTGGTGATGTCTGCAAGACCACCTAACCCTGTACTTCCCACTGCCTTTGTAAGTCCACCTACATCAAAACTGCCAGCAGTTATGGTGCTTAGACTGCCTGTGATGCTGGAAAGTCCACCGACATCACTAACTTGACTTAAGACATTTGCAGAAAGACCTCCTGGTAATGCTCCACCCAGTGCTGATGTAAGAGGACCAGCACCTCCTAATGCACTTGTTAATCCACCAGCGCCACCCAATGCACCACCAAGTGCGCCAGGACTCAATCCAAGTCCGCTGCTGATAGGTAAACCTGCGCCAACTCCTACACCTGCAAGACTGCCAACCACACTGCCAACTCCGCCGCCACTGCGTCTATTTCCACGTGGTCGTGCTTCTGTGGGTGCATCAAAACTTGGATAAGGTTCATGTGTGGGCATCCTGTCCACAGTGGTGTTTGTTCGATCACTGGCATTCCAAAAATCACCTTCAAGTTTTGTATCTGTTAGCGGTGTGCTTGGAATACTGGTTTTGGTTGTGGGACTTATAGTAGGTCCTTGTAGCAGTATTAATCCTGCACTCATTGCCATAACACCACCGCCTTTGATGCTGGTAGCACTACTGCCTGCAATGTTTAACTGTCCACCACTGTTGATGTGTACTGCACTACTGCCATTAACAAATGCCATAGCACCGGTGCTGTGCATGCTCACATCTTGGTCTGCTTCAATGTTGACTTCGTTTTCACTCACTAGATCTATAAAGTTTCCAGCATGCATTTTGATATCTTTTTTTGCATGAAAGTTCATGTTGGTGCTACGGAAGTTGATGTTCTTTTCACTGTACACATCTATTTGTCCGTGTTTGTCCATGCTCATCCAAGCATTGCCACTTTGGTTGATGATGTACACAAACTCTTCTGTGTCGTGTATTAGGAACTGTGCACCTTTGGCACTGCGCAATCGTATCAGTTGGTCCTTGCCACGCACATCGCCATCATCTAATATAAAACTGTGTCCTTTGGCTCTTGTGAAACCTTTGAGAACTTTGAGCCTATCTCCACCAACACCTTGTTGTTGATTGCCACTTTCTAGTGCGCTGATGATATCTCTACGGTCTTTGATGTCAGTGCCTGATGAATCTATTCTGCGACCTTTTGTGGTTATGCCTATAAGTTCAGCAGGTGTTTCTCGCATGTAACCACTGTTACTAATGCCTTTGCTGGTGCTTTGATCAATGCCTTGCGTGACAATGTTGCTGTAAAAATCAGTTTGTACAGGTCTAGTCACAGTGCTGTAGTTTTTTAAACTGCGTGTGTCTGTGATGCGATCATTAAATTCACCTGCAGGCACTGGGCCACGTGGTGTAATACTTCCTGTGTTGTCAAAGTTGCTGGTTGGAGTTGGTTCAGGCAAACTCTGCATCATGTATGCATCAGGTGCACATGCAAACCAAAAGCCTTCTGCGTTTTTACCCTCAGGGAAGAAACACAACACTCGTGTGCCAATGTCGGGTGCAGGATATATGATACCTGCAGTGTTTTTTACATCTGTGTAATTGTTGGTTTGGCTTGTGGTGTCTGTTCTGCTGTACCACGGCGTAGCGTAGCGCACCATGCGCCACTGTGCTGGATCATCTTCTATGCTTCTAGCATCACCTTGTAATGTTTGTCCTGTAGCACCTCTGCCAGGTATAAACACCATGATGTTGCCCATGCGCACAGGGTGTGCATTTTCTTTAACAATGCCAATGACAATGCCTTTTTCTTCCATAACACCACGTTTAGCACTGGTGTCAAAGGCTTTGTCTCCTCCTCTGCGTCCTACATTTCTTGAACTGGTTGCCATCTATATCTTCCTATGTTTATGGTACATCACCAAAATCTACTGGATCAATTTCGGTGTTAGTATCTGTTAGTGTTTGGGCTGATAATTTCTGATCTCTAATTGCTCTACCTTTAGCAAGCGTATCTCCAAATCTTGTGTTGCCAATTGCTGTAGTTTCACTTGAACTAGGACCAGGTTGTGCTGGTGTTGTTTCTGTGGCTGAGCCACCTACTGCAAAGTTTCTTGCTACTTCCTGTTGTTTTTCCGGTTCTGTTTGTTCTTTTTTAGCAATCTGCTTGCTGACTTCTTTTTTAGCACTCTTCTGTGTAGCACCAGGATCAAATGCTTCTGCATAACTGTTTTGCTCAATTTGTCCGTTTACGTCAGGTTGTGTTTTTGTGCGCACAAGATTAAGTTTTTGTGTAAACGCTCCACCTTGAAAAGTGCTGCGAACTTCTATAACTTTGTATATGCCACTGAATTCGCTACTGCTATACTTTTTGTCCACTGTTGGATCTGCCAATCCAGTCAAGTCATTGTATTCTGTTGGTGTTTTAAAATTAACCTGAACATGCGGAATTGTCAAGTCATAGTTGATTGTGCCATCTGGCCAATATGGTTCAGTATACAATCTATTAGCCAATTCTTCTTTTTGGAAAAAACCATCACCTGTGGGTATGTAATCAGGATCTCCCAATATGTCTAATTTGAGTTCTACAAGGTCTGCA